TTTAAACGAGAAAAGATGTGGAAAACAGAACAAGAGATGGCAACAAAGTATCAAACTTCTCCATTAGACTATTTGTTAGCTGTATTAAATAACCCTATCTCATCACCTGAAAGAAAAATGTATGCAGCCGAAAGAGCAGCACCTTACGTCCACGCAAGAGTTGCAACCACAACCAAACTTGCAACAGACAAACCACTCGAAATCAAAGTCAAGTGGGAAGACTAAAGTACACGAAATAAATATACCTTATAAACCTAGACCATTACAAAAAGAGGTTCATAAGAGTTTAAAAAGATTTAATGTTCTGGTATGTCATAGACGTTTTGGCAAATCCGTACTTGCTATAAATGAACTTATACTACACGCTGTCCAAAATCCTAATCACAAACTAGCTTACATAGCCCCGACTTATCGTCAGGGTAAAGCTATTGCTTGGGATTATTTAAAACAGTACACAAAACCACTTATGTATTTAGGTGGAGATAAGAACGAAACAGAATTACGTATTGATCTATGGAATGGTTCTAAGATCCAAATATATGGGGCAGATAATAATGACTCATTAAGAGGATTAGGTTTTCATGGAGTTATTATGGACGAATATGCTATTATGGCTCCTCGTACATGGACAGAGATTGTAAGACCTGCTATTTCAGACACTTTAGGATGGGTTATATTTATTGGAACTCCAATGGGACATAATCAGTTTTGGGAAGTGTATGACTACGCTTTAAGAGATAATAAAGATTGGTTTGGAAAACTGTATCGAGCTTCTGAAACTAAAGTTATACCAGATGAAGAGCTTAAAGAAGCTGCATCTATTATGACAGAAGAACAATACAATCAAGAATTTGAATGTTCTTTTACAGCTGCAGTATCTGGATCTTATTATGGCAAACTAATGACAAAAGCTGATAATGAGAATAGAATAGGAGTTGTACCTTATGACAAAAATGTTGGAGTTGAAACATGGTGGGATTTAGGTATAGGAGATTCAACTGCAATATGGTTTGCACAAAGAGTTGGAGAAGAAATACACCTAATTGACTATTATGAAAATTCAGGTGAGAGCTTAATGCACTATGCAGATATACTAGAAGAAAAAGACTACGCTTATTCTAGACATATTGCTCCACATGATATTCAAGCTAGAGAACTAGGAACTGGTAAGTCAAGGTTGGAAGTTTCTCAAGATTTAGGTATAATGTTTGAAGTTGCTCCTAAACTAGAAGTAGATCATGGTATTGAGTCAGTAAGAAATGCTTTACCTTTTTGCTGGTTTGATAGAGAAAAATGTAAATTAGGTATTGATGCATTACGTCAGTATCGCAAACAATGGGATGAGAAGAATCAGGTTTTTAAAAGCAAACCTTTACATGACTGGTGTTCACACGCTTCAGACGCATTTAGATACGGATGCGTACATGATCCAATAGATACCAGCGATTGGACTTCTCCTATAAACATTGATACAAAATATATAGTATGAAAATTAATGAAAGAGAAATAGTTTCTATCCTAGATAGAGAGTTAAGAGCATCATCAGGTTATATTGGTGGTGAAATAGTTTCAAAAAGAAAAAAATCTTTAGAGTTTTATCTTGGTAAACCTTTTGGTAATGAACAAGAAGGAAGATCGCAAGTAGTTAGTACAGACGTATCTGATACTGTTGAATCTTTAATGCCTTCTTTAATGAGAATTTTTACATCAGGAGATAGAGTATTTGAATGTGAGCCTGTTGGATCCGAAGATGAACAAGTAGCAGCACAAGCTACAGATTATTTAAACTATATTTTTTATAAAGAGAACAATGGCTTTACAGCTTTGTATTCTGCATTTAAAGATGCTTTAATTCAAAAAAATGGTGTACTTAAAGTATATTGGGATGAATCAGAAAAAACAACAAGAGAAGAATATAAAAAATTAACAGATGATGAATTTAATATTCTAGTTGCTGATGATGAAGTAAAAGTTTCAGAACATACAGAATATAAAGAAGATATAAAAGACGAAAATGGAATAACTTTAGATGAGTTACTATATCATGATTGTGTTATTCATAAAACTATTTCTTATGGAAAAGTTAGAATTGATCCTGTTCCACCTGAAGAATTTTTAATTGAAAGAAGAGCTAAATCTATTGAAGATGCTAATTTTATAGCACACAAAACCAATATGAGTAGAACAGAATTGGTTGAAATGGGATATGATCCAGATATTGTTGCAGCATTACCAATCGGAGATACTAACTATTATTCAGAAGATAGACACGTTAGATTTGAAGATACAGATTTTTCTGCACCTCAAGACAGAGGAGATAAAACAACTGATAATATTTTAATTCACGAATGTTATGCAAGAATAGATATTGATGGAGATGGTAAAGCTGAACTTGTAAAAGTTTGTTTAGCTGGAGATTCTAATTATAAAGTATTGGCAATTGATGAAATTGATACAATGCCTTTTATATCTTTAACTCCAATCATGATGCCGCATAGATTTTATGGAAGATCTGTTTCTGAATTAGTAGAAGATATTCAATTAATTAAATCTACTGTAATGCGTCAAATGTTAGACAATATGTATTTGACTAATAACAACAGAATAGCTGTTCAAGACGGACAAGTAGCTATGGATGATTTATTAACAAACAGACCTGGTGGAATAGTAAGAACTAAACAAGCTCCTGGTAATGTTATTATGCCATTGCAAGCACAACCTATTACAGATCAAGCAAGTACTATGTTAGGTTATTTAGATGCAATTAAAGAACAAAGAACTGGAGTATCTAGACAATCACAAGGACTATCTCCTGACAGCTTAAATTCTAAAACTGCTACTGGCATGAACCAAGTATTAACCCAATCTCAAATGAGAATGGAATTAATTGCACGTATATTTGCAGAAACTGGAATGAAAGATTTAGGTAAAAAATTATTTGAATTAGTTTGCAAGTATCAGCAAAAAGAAAAAATGATTAAGATTAGAGGCAAGTTTATAGCAATGAAGCCTTACGAGTGGAGAGATAGAGTAAATATTAGTGTAAGTGTAGGACTAGGTACTGGTTCTAAAGAACAACAATTAATATTACTTAATTCAATATTACAAAGACAAATGCAAGCTCTTGAGTTACAAAAAAATGTACATGGCCCAGTTGTTAATCTTAAAAACATCTATCATACTTTACGTAAGTTAGTTGAGAACGCTGGACTAGGAAGTGTAGATCCTTACTTTATGGATCCTGAAGTAGGTGCAGCACAAATGCCACCTTTACCACCAACTCCTCCTACTGAATTTGAAAAAGTTTCATTAGCTCAAGTACAAGGTGAAAATGAAAGAGCTGTATTAAACTCTACAATAGAAACTAAAAAACTAGAAGCTGATATGAGAAACAAATTATTAGACTTTGAATTAAAAGTTAAAGATATGGAACTTAAATATAATACCAAAATTGATGAACTTGCACTTAAGAGTAAATCTATGGTAGAACAGTCACAAGTTAAACAGTCTGGAGATATTTTTAAAAAGATATTAGATGGACAGAAACAATTTTTTGATGGAAAAGAACAACCTACACCAACAAACGAGCAGGGGAACGAGGGCTAAAGCTCTTTTAGACGACCCGCTTCTTAAAGAAGGATTTGAATATCTGTTTGAACAATATCGAACAGAAATATTTAATACAAGTTACAAAGACGATGAACAACGACAAGTACTTTGGATGGCATTTAATATGCTTGATAAAATCAAAGCACATTTGTTGACTGTCATGGAAACTGGTAAACTAGCTTCCTCGGAGCTAGAACAACTAACACGCCAATCTAAGAATACTTAGAAGCGTTTAACAAAGGAGCATAATATGCCAATTGCTGATAATACAGTAACAGGTGCTGCTAACAAAATTTTAGGATTACTGAATCCTGAACCTGAAACTCCAAAAGAGTCAACTCAGGATCAAGGACAATCAGAACCTGAAACTAAAGTAGAACCAACTCCAGAACCTGTTGAGGAACAGGAAACTTCTGAAGAGAGCCAATCTAAGTCTGAAGAAGCTCCAGTAGAAGTCGAGTCTGAAGTAAATGAGGAAACGAAAGAAGATAATACTGCATCTGAAGCAGAAGTTGAGAAACCAAATCTCCACCATGTCAAAGTACAAGGTCAAGAGTTAGAGGTTACCCTTGATGAGCTTAAAGCAGGTTATTCTAGAGATTCCGATTATAGACAAAAAACACATTCTCTTTCTGTAGAGAAAAAACAGGTAGAAGAAGAGAAGAATGTTTTGCGTCAACAATACGATCAAAAACTTAGAGAGTTAAACGAGGCAGTAGCTTCTGCGGAGTCTATGAACAGACAAAAGCTAAGTACTGACGAGCTTCAAAAACTTTATGAGGAGGATCCTACGAGTGCTGCAAAATTGGATTTCCAAATGCGACAGCAATCAGAAAGATTACAATCATTAAGAACTAAAGCTAATCAGGAACAGGCAATACAATATAATGCCTTCTTAGCTGAACAAACAAGACTCGCACAGGAACGTATTCCTGAATTTTCTGATCCTAATAAAGCTGATAAATTTAAGTCAGGTGTTAAATCCGTACTTAAAGATTATGGTTTTTCAGATCAGGAAATAAGCACAGTAGCAGATCATAGATTTCTATTAGTGTTAAAAGATGCGTTAGCATATCGTAACATAAAGCAAAACAAACCTATTGTTTCAAAAAAGGTTAGTAATGCTCCAAAAGTTATAAAAGCAGGTGTAGCCAAAAGTGATAACTCTAGACGTGAGGTCGTAAGGAACAAAATATCTAAATTAAAGAAAAGTGGTCGTCTTGAAGATGCCCAGTCTGCAATTATGGATATGATAAAATAACCTTAACGGAGAAAATAAAATGGCACAACCAACAAACACTTTCGACACATATGATGCAGTCGGAATTAGAGAAGACCTACAAGATGTGATTTACTCAATTGCACCAACAGATACTCCTTTTATGAGTTCTGCTGCAAGAGAAGCGGTAAAAAACACATTTCATGAATGGCAAACTGATGCACTAGCAGCAGCCGCTACAAATAACGCAGTTATTGAAGGCGATGAAGCTACTCTTGACGCATCTGTTGCGACAGTAAGAATTGGTAATCACACACAGATCATGGATAAGACTGTTGTAATTACTGGTACTCAAGAAGCTGTTGACAAAGCAGGTAGAGCAAGTGAACTTGCATATCAAGTTGCTAAAAAATCCAAAGAACTAAAAAGAGACATTGAAGCTACTTTGTTGACTAACCAAGCAAGAGCTGCTGGTAACGCATCAACTGCTAGAACATTTGCTTCTATAGGTGCTTGGATTGCTACTAATGATTCTTTAGGCACAAGTGGTACATCACCAACTGCAGCCGATGGATCTGATGCTAGAAATGACGGAACACAAAGAGCTTTAACTGAAGATTTACTTAAAACAGTAATCAAAGGTTGTTGGAACTCTGGTGGAAGCCCGTCTGTTATAATGGTAGGCCCATTTAACAAACAAAAAATTTCTAGTTTCACTGGTGGATCAACTCGATTTGATGCATCTGAAGACAAGACTTTATACACTTCTATTGACGTGTATTCTTCTGACTTCGGTGATCTAGAAGTAGTACCAAATAGATTCTCAAGAGATAGAGATGCTTTAGTCCTAGATATGGATTATTGGTCTGTAGGTTTCTTAAGAGATTTCACTATGAATGAGCTTTCCAAAACTGGTGACTCAGAGAAAAGACAGTTATTAACTGAACTTACTTTGATCTCTAGAAGTGAAGCTGCTTCTGGTGGAGTATTTGACTTAACTACTGCATAATACTAAAATAGAGGGATGGTGGAGAAATCTGCCATCCTTTTAAACAAACAATTTGTTTGGTCTTTGAAGTTATTGACGGAACGAAGCAAACGGAGAAAATAAAATGAGAACATTAAACGACTACTTTTTAACAACAGCAATTCCAGATGTATCAGCAGCATCATCTACATTTGTAAATGTACCCGATGGTGGAAAGATAATTAAAATTTTTGCACATAACTTAGCAACTACTACTGGAACAGCAGCTATTACTTTTGAAATAGATGGTGTAGCTTGTACTACTGCAGCTATAAGTCATGTTGCAACAAGTTCAGCAGGAAAAAAATATGCTGTAACACCTTCAGCACTAAATAATGTCCTTGAAGGAAGTGTTATTGAAGCCATTACTAATGGTGGATCTACTAATGCTTCTAAAATGGAAATTACTTTTGTTATTAGAAGATAATTAAAATTGGGGGTGGAAACGCCCCCTAATAAAAAGGAATAAAATTATGAATTACGGACTAAGACATGGAACTGTATTAAAGCTAACTTCAGGATCAAGCTCTTCTGCAAGTGCAGCATTTCCAGATAGCACAAAATATATAAGAGTAGTAAGCACTATTGCTTGCCACATAGTAGTTAACAAATCACCTACTGCTGCTGTAACTACAACTTACTTACCAGCTAATGAAGTTGAAATTATTAAAGTTGATGCTGGAGAAAAGATAGCTGTACTAAGAATTGGTGGTTCAGATGGTGAACTATACGTTACTTTATTATCTGAATAATGAGCATCTTACGATCAGTTGATCCAGATGGTACAAAGTATTTCTTTGAAGATGATGGAAAATTAACTGTAAAAAACTCACAAGACGTTGAACCTATTCTTAAAAAAAACAAAAGAATGTATAATGATGGAGATGGCTATTCTGCATCTAAAGATTTAAAAAGAGTAGCTAGTATCCCAACACTTGTATTAACACTTTGGGCTAAAGAATATAATGGTTCTAATAACTGGTTCGGTTTACCAGCAGATGAACGAAAAAAAATTCTTAAAAGAAAATTAAATAGTAACGAGTTTCGTTATTTTAGAACTGCTTCAGGAAATTTATAATGGCTTTAACCACTTACACAGATCTAAAAACATCTATAGCTAATTGGCTTAATAGATCTGATCTTACTACAGAAATAGCTGGAGATTTTATTGCTTTAGCTGAAGCTGATTTTAACGCTAAGTTAAGAATTAGACAAATGGAACAAATTGATGAGATTACTATTAATGCAGAAACTGTAACTGTTCCTACTGGATTTATTTCTGTACGATCTTTATACATACTATCTGGTAGCACAAAATATAATGTTGAATACATTACTCCTGCTAATTTATTTAAAACTAAAGGAAGTTCAACCTCTGGACTACCAAGAGTTTATTCAATAGAATCAGATAATGCTACAGAAAGTTTTAGATTTGCTCCAACACCTGATACATCGTACACAGGCTATTTACAATACTACAAAGCATTCAATAATCTATCTAACTCAGTTGCTAGCAACTACATTCTTGCTGCACATCCTGCTATTTATCTTTATGGTAGTCTTTATCATGCAAGTAATTTTCTTGGTGGTATTGACCCAAATCAGACAGCTCAGTGGATGAATATGTATTCTATGGCTTTAGAAAGATGCGAAAATAACGACAGACAAGATAGCTATGGTGGTGCGCCTACAGTTCAAAGAACAGACGTATCTACTGACTTGTCTTTCTACAGAAGAAAGTAATCAATGCAACTACCTTTTGGAGAATGGTTACCTGACCAACCTAATCATCTTAAGCAAGGAGCAAACATAGCTAAAAATGTTTATCATGCTAAACAATCTTACAAACCTGTTAAAAGTTTAGTTCCTTATTCTACCAATACAATTGTATCTACTTGTTTAGGAGCAGGATCTTTTAGAGATGGATCTAATAATGTTTTTAACTTTGCTGCTACTGCTACTAATATTTTTCAATTAGCGTCTGCAGCTTTTACTTCTAGAAAAGCATCTTTATCTGGAGATAGCACAGATTATTTTACATTTACACAGTTTGGTAATTATGTAATTGTAAGCAATGGAATAGATGTACCTCAATATTATTTAATGGGTACTTCAACTAATTTTGCTAATTTGTCTGCTATTGCAACCGAAGGTACACCACCAACATTTAGAGTAAGTGGAGTTATACGTGATTTTTTAGTAACAGGTAATCAATCTTCTAATACAAATAGAGTTCAATGGTCTGGTATTAATGATATTACTACATGGACACCTGGAAAAAAATTAGCAGACTTTCAAGATCTTCCAGGATCAGGTGGTCAAATTGTTCATATAACATCTGGAGAAGTTGGATATATATTTAGACAAAATCAAATTATTCGTATGGACTTTGTAGGCGGTGCAACTGTATTTAGATTTTCTGTTATATCATCAAATCGTGGAGCTGTTTATGGAAGAACAGTAACTCAAAATGATAGAAATGTTTTCTTCTATTCTGATGATGGATTTTATCAAATTAGTGGAGATACATTAATTCCTATTGGAGCAGAAAAAGTTAATCGTTATTTTGATAATGATTTAAACAAAGCATACACAGATCGTATTAGTGCAGCAGTGGATCCTTTTAATCAGTTAGCTATTTGGTCTTACGTTTCTAAAAGAAGTTTAGATGGTAGTCCAGATACTTTAATGATTTATAATTACGTTACAAAAAAATGGACTTTTGCTAGTATTTCAGCATCTACTATTTTTACACAATTCTTTGGTGCTTATACTGTAGAAACTATGGATGTTATATCTCAAAACTTAGAAGATATTAATATATCTTTAGATACAGACTTTTGGTCTGGAGGACAACTTTATTTAGGAGCAATAAATAGTGATTTTAAAGCTGCTATTTTTTCAGGAACTCCACTAGAAGCAGAATTGGAAACAGATGAAATTGAAGGTAAGCCAGGAGTAAGATTAAATATTACAGGAGTAAGACCTATTATAGATGCAGACACTACTGTAGTTATTAAAAGTAGAGAAAAATTATCAGATACTGTAACAGAGTCCACATCTGGAAATACGACTAATAGCGGTATAAATCCCGTTAGATCTTCTGGTAGATATGTTAGAGTAAATGTTAAAGTTTCCGCAGGAGTAGGGTGGAATGATGCTCAAGGTGTTGATATAATAGCAAGTCAAGCAGGTACTAGATAATGTCAGACATTAGCGAAAGAGATATTGATAATGTTAGATATTCTTTTGAAACACAAGAGTTCTTTCAAAGACAATTGGAAGAATCAGTAAATAGTTTAATTAATAAAAACAATGTAGAAACAGATAAAGTTTTTACATGGTTTATGTCTTAGGAGTTTAAATGGCAGGTATAAAAGATTATTCAACGACAGCAAGTAATAACTCATCAGTAGGTGGAGTTACTATTTCTGAAGGAATGATTCCTTCAAATATTAACAATAGTTTAAGAGCTATTTTAGCAGATGTAAGAGAATGGTATAACGATTCTCAATGGATTATATATGGAGATGGAGATGCAGCTTTTACTATTGCTTACGCAAGTGCAACTACATTTACTATAGCAGGAGCTAATGTAACTGGATTTTATCATATAGGACGCAGAGTCAAAGCAGTAGGATCAAGCACAGGAACTATTTATGGAACTATTTCAGCAACTACATTTTCTACTAATACAACAGTAACAGTTGTTTGGGATTCTGGATCATTACAAAATGAAACATTAGTTGTTTCTGTAGGTGCTTTATCTGCAACTAACAATACAATTCCAGGAACAAGTATTGCTACTACTAATTTAATAGACGCTTCAGTTACATTAGCTAAATTAGCTTCAGACTCTGTTAACGGAACTAAAATAGCAGACAATAGTATTAATTCAGAACATTATGTAGATGCTAGTATTGATACTGCACATATAGCAGACGCACAAATTACAGCAGATAAACTTGCAAGCAACGCAGTAACTACAGCTAAAATAAATGCCGATGCTATTACTGGAGCCAAAATTGCAGACGATGCAATTAATAGTGAACATTATACTGACGCATCAATTGATACAGCACACATAGCAGATTCACAAGTAACAACAGCAAAATTAGCATCTAATGCAATTACAACAGTTAAAATTACTGATGGTAATGTAACTTTAGGTAAACTAGCAGCAGATTCAGTTAACGGATCAAAAATAGCTAATGATTCAATTGATTCAGAACACTATGCAGATGGTTCTATAGACACAGCTCATATTGCTGACAATCAAGTAACTACTGCTAAAATTGCAGACTCACAAATTACTTCTGCCAAAATAACAGATGGTGCTATTGTTAATGCAGACATTAATGCTTCAGCTGCAATTGCAGCAACTAAAATACATGATGGATCTATATCTAATACAGAATTTGGTTATTTAAACGGAGTATCTTCTGCTATTCAAACACAAATGGATACTAAAGCGGCAACATCATATGTTAATGATGCAGTTGCAGGATTAAGAACTAGAATTATTGCTGAATGCGCTTCCACAGCTAATGTAAATATATCAAACGCTTTAGAAGCTGGAGATACAATAGATGGCATTACACTTGTTGCGGGAGATAGAGTTTTATTAAAAGATCAAAGTACTGCTAGTGAAAATGGTTTATATCTTGCAGTAGCATCTAGTGCTGGTGCAGCATCTAGAGATCCACAATTTAATAGCATAGAAGAACTTTCAGGCCAAATGATTGTAGTTAATCAAGGTAGTGCAAATGATAATAAAATATTTTTATGTACTACAAATAATACAGCTTCATTAGGTTCTGACTCAATTACTTATAATGTAATAACACCTAGCAATGTAGGTACAGTAACATCTATTGGAATAGCAGATTCTGGTGCAGGAGAATTTACAGTTGGTAACTCTCCAATTACTTCAAATGGAAATATTACTCTTGCAGTTAATAGTATTGCAGACACAAAATTAGGAACTATTGCAACTGCTAATAAAGTTTCTTTAACAGCATTAAATATTGATGGCGGAGCTGATATAGGTGCAGATCTAACTACATCAGATTTAATTATAGTAGATGATGGAGCAGGTGGAACAAATAAAAAAGCAGCATTGTCCAGAGTAATAACATTAGTACAAGCAAACATAGATGATCCAACAGCTCTTGCTATTGCACTTGGATAATATATAATTATAAATAGGAGAAAACATGGCAAACACATTTAAAACAGTAACATTCGCAGCAGAACCAGCATCAGCAGGGACGCCTTATGTTATGTACACAGTAGCAGGAAGCACTACTACAGTAGTATTAGGATTAATACTTACTAATATTCATACATCAGCAGTAACTGTTGAAGTAGAATTAGTTTCAGATACCGCAAATAGAAATGGTGCAAACAATGTTGCAAACGGAACCTCATTCTTAGTAAAAAATGTAAGTATCCCAGCAGGTTCTTCTTTAGAGCTTTTGTCTGGCGGTAAAGTTGTTTTGGAAACAACAGATATATTAAGAGTGGATTGTTCTGTAGCAGATAAAGTTTCTGGTACACTTTCCATTATGGAAATCACATAGGAGAATTAAATGGCTTATATTGGAAAGACTCCAACATCAGTTCCTTTAACAAGTTCTGATATTGCAGATGGAATTATATCTACAGATAAAATAGCAGATAATGCAGTTACAGAGCCTAAAGCAAGTGGTATAAACACTCCATCATTTTCAGTCTACAAATCATCTGCACAAGCTATTGCAGATTCAACAATAACAAAAATAACTTTTGATACAGAAGATTTTGATACAGATAGTGCATTTGCTTCAAACAAGTTTACAGTTCCAGCAGGTAAAGGTGGAAAATATTTGTTCTATACAAAATTACAAAGCGATTCTACATCTGGAGAAACTGTTAATGTTTATTTTTATAAAAATGGCTCTAGCTTTGTAAAACATAGACAGTCTATTCATGCTAGTAATAGAAGAACTTTTCAAGCAACCGCAATTTTAGATTTAGCTGCTACAGATTATGTAGAAGTTTTTAAAGATCAAGATGGTGGTTCAGCTAGAAATATAGATGGAGATGGAAATAGAGTAAGTTATTTTTCAGGATATAAATTAAGTTAAAGGATAAATTATGGCATATATAGGCAAACAACCAATCATAGGAAACTTCCAAATCTGCGATGCAATCAGTACTGTCAATGGACAAGCTGCTTACACATTGCAAGTAGGCGGAGTAAATGTATCTCCAGAAACAGTTAATAATATGATTGTATCTGTGAATGGTGTAATTCAAAAACCAGGTGTTAGTTATACTGTATCAGGTTCTACCATTACCTTTACTAGCAATCTAGTTACTGGCGATGTTATAGATTTTATTCAGATACTAGGTAATGTTTTAGACTTAGGAACACCAAGCGATGCTACAGTTACTACAGCTAAGATTGCTGATGGTGCTATAACAAGTGCTAAATTAAGTGCAGGTAAAATTTTACAAGTATTAAGCACTGCTAAAACAAACACATTTAGTTCTACAAGCACTTCATACACAGATATCACAGGTTACTCTGTAGCAATAACTCCATTTTCAACTTCATCTAAAATTTTTATTCAAGGTTTTTTATCAGTTTCAGTAAATAGCTGGAATACAAATGGATCATTTTTTCAATTAGTAAGAGGTAGTACAAATATTTTAACATCTAGTGGTAGCAGTGCAAATGGTTCTTTTTCTTATGCACATGAAGCTGGAAGTGAAAATGCT